AGAATCAAAATCGACTACAAATTCGTTTGTTGTTGTATCTTTAATTGCATAAGTAGATACATTTTCTGGTAAGTAGAAATTTGTAGTCCATTCAGATGCTGTACTAAATGTTTGTAATGGGTATTTTGGAATAGCAGCTAATCTCATTCTAGCTACACTTTCAGAATAATATGTACCTTCATTATTATAAACCGACATGAAAGTTTCAGCAGATCCCAATATTGTATTAGTGGATGAGCCAGTATCAAAAGTATAATCATCCCATTTAAATTCTAATGATGGTGGATATATTGTATTTGTATCAATTGAAAAATACTTAAATGTAGTTACAACGTTTGGATTTTGAACAAATTCAACAGCATCAGGTTGTTTAACTAAAAAACCATCATTTGGGATTGAACCGCTGTACCAAGATAGAATTGATGGCGTAACCTCTACATTTATATCCGTTGTACTTCCATAGCTAAATTCTTGTGTGTAAACCGGGCTAGCATATGAATCACTGCCAGTAGATACCCAAGCATTTGAACCTGAATAACTTCTCCAAATCCAACTACACCCATTTTCAACTGCAGGTTCGTAACCCAATACTCCAGTTCCCATATCCCAACTTCCAGATATAGTTTTAACTTCTAAGTTTGCATCTGTATTTAGACTAGTTACTAATGCTGTGTAATTTCTTAAATAAGCATCAAATGAAGAATCACCTACTTTATTATTAAGTATGTCTTGAATTTCTGTTGTTGAAAATTCTATTAAATATCTACAAACATAAGGTACACCTTCCTTTAAATAGGTCGAAGCTTCTAATACTTGATCTAAACCAGTATTAGTACTAGGAAATTCACTATAAAGTGATGCATCTTTTGTTGGGAAAAGTTTATATACTGCCATTGTATTTTTTTATTATAGTGGTACTACTCTACCTTTAATATCTGTGTTTGGATATTTTACCTCAAATACCATAGGATCAATTGATGGGTAAACTACGTCATTAATTGTAGCACCTATAACATCATAAGCATATTCACTATATCCTAAAGCTTCACCTGCTAAATTATCTATTTTTAAATTTTTAACTGTTTGAACACCTTCAATTTTATCCAAAAGAATATTTAATTCTGGGATAATAATTGGTTGGTTTATTTGCCAATTTTTAATATTAAAATAACTAGTTAAACTTTCAATACATTTGGTTAATGTTTCATTATTATTATAGTTAGGTCTTACTACTATATCAAAATTAATACCAATGTTAATTATAAAAGCGTCTTTAATATTAATAGCATCATTTATCATTCTATATTCAGAAAGATAAGTTTTTAAATTCCTTTTTAATGTTGGGGAACATGGTTTTAAGTTTGTATTAATATCATATGACAAAACATATAAATCTAATATTGAAGGTAAAGTACCAGTTTCATATTCACCTACTTTACATGGTTCTGCAAAAGCCATTGCTATTACTCCTAAATTAGAGGGCATAGACATTGCTCTTATTAAATAATCTTCTTTAGTTACTGTTCTTAATTGGGTTTGATAATTACCTAAAGCATTTTGTCTTAATTCTTCAGTTGTATCTCCATCTTGACCACCATCAGCTGCTATTGGATTATTAGTTGATAGTGAATTAAATATTTCGTTAGCTAGTATTGAATTAGATAAATTGGAATTAATAAACTTAACATTACTATTATCAAGTCCTGTTAAAGTTCCTGATTCAACATTAGCACTAACACCTCCTCCAGTTAAATATCTTACTGTTAGAACAGTATTTGAAGGTGCAATTCCATAAGTATTTGTAAATACAAAATTTAATGGTGAAAATGCTGTTGTTAATTGATCTCTTTCAAATGGTAAACCTAAACCTACATTATCTGGGTTTGGGATAATTTCTTCATCATTGTCCCCAAAATTACCAGCACCAAATTGAAGTTGCATTGAACCTGTATTTGTGAATCTAGCTGCAAATCTTCTTTGGACTGATTTTAATTGTAATAAATAAGGAACATCATTTCCAGTTCCATCATCTTCTACATTTGGATCATTAGTATTAGTATTCCTAATAGTATCATATACATTCTCTTGAGCTAAGTTAGATACTTCATACCACTCATTCCCATCAGAATCTATACAATCTAAAATACCAATAATATTTGTATCAATAATATCTACAGTATCAAATCTAACAGGTGATGAAAAATCAAATTGTGTAGTTCTAATTTGTGCAGAAATTGCTTTTCGTGTTTTTTTAGCTAAGAATGAAGTTGGAGTAGTACCTGATATTTGATATACTGAAATTGTAGTAGGATCTAATGAACTTGAAGCAGAAAAATCTATTACATCTTCAATTAAAAATTCAGTTCCACCTTGGTTATTAGCTGTAACTACAGTATTTTCGGGGACTAAAAGAGAAAAATCAAAATCAGGAATTATTACACTAGCGCTTGATTTAGCTGGTAATTGTTGGTAAAAATCAATATCAACACTGGCTGCGGTTGTTACTTTAGGTTTATAACCTAACATATAAGCCATATTAAACAAATTCTCGGTTTCACGAGCATATTGAATAAATGTTTCTTGTACTTGGTTATCTAAATAAAATGATAAAACATCCCCTACATAAGAAGCCATTTCAATAAATAGCATCCCTGTAGAATCAGGAGTAAAATCGTTATATGTGTCTGGAAAGTAAGTTTGAGAATAATTAATTAGTTTAGTTCTAAAATCATTAAAATCTCTATCAATATACCTTATATCTCTTTTTAATTCTGCCATTATGTGAGTTCTATATTTATTTCATCTTCAAACCCTAATAATGCTACTGTGTATTTTAATATAAAAAATAAAGTATTTGTATTTGGGTTAGGGTTAAATTCAATTTGTTCTATTTGTACCATAGGAAATTGTTCGTTTATATTTGCAACAATAACAGATTCTAAATTTTCTAAATTTTCTTCTTGGATTACTTCAAAAACTTGAGCTCTTAAATCAGCACCAAAATTAGGATTAAATATTCTTTCTCCTTTATTAGTTAGTAAATAATTAACTAAATTAGCTTTTATTTGATCTCTAGTAGTATATGTAGGTACAAAAACAGCATCCCCATTTAGAGGGAATCCAAAACCAACCGCTTTTCTAAGGTTGGAATCAATTGGGACTTTATTTGCTATTATTTGAGCCATTTAAATTATTTTTTACCCATTAAATTTGCTATTTGAGACATATCAACTTCCCCTGCTGGTAATGATCCATTAATTGAGTCTCCACCTGCAGGATTAAACCTTTGAGGGACATTATTAGTTGTCATTGCTCCACCCATTTCACCTAAAATATTTTGATATGCTGATCTTTTTTGTTCAGCAGTCATTGAAGGTTGGATTGATTGAGGTTGGATTGGGGTTACTGATTCTTGCACAACAGCTACAGTAGATGCTTTTGGAGCTTTAACAGCTTCTAAAAGAATATCTTTTAATTCTTCTTGAATTGCCTCTTTTACGGCTCCTTTTATCATGTTTTTTAATTCTGTAGATTTCATTTTTTGTTATAAATATTAAATTAATTGTTTTTTTACATGGAATATGGTTAATATATTACCAGGTTTTGTCTTCTTTGTCTTTTACCCAACTAAAAAGTCGAGTTTCTTCAACATCGTGTAATACTATAGTGTGGGGATCATTTCGTTCCCAATTATAAAAGTATTTATAGTTAAATAGCGCTATATCAGTGTCCATATGCGATATTAAAACATCACTAAACATCTTACACCCATTAGCCCAATTTATATCATCATACGTTGCTAAACATAAATTAACAGCTCTTGAATTAGGAGCAGACCCATAAACAGTACAATCTAATAAAGTATTATTTTCTTGAGTTGGTTTCATACCTGAAAAGAATGTATGGTGAGGTTTTAATTTAGATAAAATATTATTAAATGATCTAATAGGCTCAGCATCTATATCAACATAAATACCACCATAATCTCTAAGTAATAATAATCTAATTCTATCAGCTATAAATGCCCATCTATATAATTCAGCATTTTTTCTATAATTTGATAAAAATGGATCATTAGGATAATAAGTAGTAAATATTTCATTACCCCATAAGTTTACTTCCCAATCAGGGTGAAGTTGTTTCATCTTTAAATGAAACTCTTTACAATAATCCGGAATTGGATTATCACCTACCCATATTTGATGTATAATCTTTGGAATTTGAGAGCTCATGATTTAACATATTTTGTATATCATAATACAAAAAATTTTTTGGATATCCAAGTTTTTCTAGTAACCTCCTCCAAGTCCTCCAGGACTACCTCCTCCACCACCTTTACCACTATCAGTACCACCAGAAGTTGCAATTATATTCCATTTACTATTACTATATCTATATGTTCTTATAACTACAGGGTTAGTGTTAGGGACTGAGTAGAGTTTAACTTCATTAATATAACCAGGGGCAGTAAAA